CCAAAGTAAATAAGTACAGGGGTAATATTAAACCTTAATCTCCAAACTTTGGATACCGGTTCCCAGAAATCCTCAAAAAGAGGATTGTCATCTACGCTCATAATTGCTTTATTTATTTTCATTTTATGATCCAATAGGCTGTTTTCCAATCCACGTTAGGCCCCGCGCTCATTGTTTCCTCCAAACAGTGGTCCAAGGAGTATGCTCTTTATAGTCAGTTCTTACCCAGTCATCCCCCAGATCAATAAAGTGCCAGTTATAGCTTTTCTCTTCTGTATCATGGCTAACAATCAAATCAGTAAATTTAGACGCTTCATTAATAGCTTTCCAACGACTATCTCCATGACCGTCAACAAATATCAAATCAAATTTTAAGTTTACTTTAGATAAGTATTCAATCGCCTCGTCTGGTCCCGGCATATAAAAGACCTCCACATTGTCGAAGTCTTTAAATTCATCATTAACTTTAGTATACCAATCCTCCGACTGCATTTCACAAGCAGTTACTTTACTGCAATTTTCTAAGAAAAGTTTAGTGCTGTGTAATCCTGTGCCAAACTCAAAAACACACTCTATGTTTTTAGATTTATCATAAAGTAAGGATTTAAGAACAGGGATATGTGTTGCGTATTTGTCCATTTATTTCCTCCATATGTTCCGGGTGTAGTGGATTGTCATGTTCGTCGAAAGCCTGCCCGACGAAATACTTTTCTTTACGAGGGGTAGGGAAGGGGTTCCCTGAAAAAAACTCATCATGAACCATAGCGTTGTCGGCAATTCTGGGGTACACACTATCTTTTAGAAAATGTTGGTCCACTTGCCAGTAATCACTCAGCTTCCACTCTTTAATAAGAGACGGCATGTCTTGGAGAATATCCCCCTTCACCCCCCACATCCCACCCAGAATTTCGGTGGTGTGTTGTGGGTGGTCTCTCATTATATGGAATGCCTTGGGGGATTTTAACCATTCATCCACAGCTGCCTTCTCCCTACTATTCAAACGAGAGTCGCAATCCCTAGAAATCATAACATCAACCCCTGGGTCTCCCGCTGGCAGAAACCTCCAGAACATGGAATCCCAGTTGCCACTTTCTCCCATTTCAAAAACACGACAGTTACTCTTCTTTTGCAAAGACTTAACTATCTTCCGCGGTACGCTTTTACCTACGTAAAACCAACACGCCCATCCAGGGTATACTTTCTCTGCTAGCTCAGCATTACGCAAAGCCCCTATTGTATACACCGGATTGTTCCCCCACAAACTGAACGCAATGACGTTTTTCATCCATATAACTCCCTAATTGCAATATCTTGCTTAACATGCTCAGCCTGGTTTTCAGGGTCCGTGCTTACCCCCTTAGGATTTAAATAATAACTCCCAATAGGCTCCTGGACCTTTTTAAACTTCTTACCCCTAGCCTCCATTCTAAGCCACATTTCATAATCTCCGGATATAGTAAACTTTGGATTAAACAGACCAACGTCTATCGCAGAATCTCTTTTAATGAGAGGGAATGGCCCACAAATACAGTTTTTTATCAAAGCCTCCTTAGTGAATTCAGGCCACGGATAAAATTGTGCAAATCGAGTATGGGAATCATCATGAGCAACAAAACAAGGGGAGTATAAAACATCAACGTCCTTATCCCTTTTTACGTGTTCTAACATTACTGTTAAAGCCGTAGGGAACAAGCGGTCGTCTGTATTGTAATTCATACAATAGGGGGAATCAGCTTCTTTGTAACCTATATTCCAAGCTTCGTAGACTGTGCATCCTTTCTCTACAGTATACTTCACTGAAATCCCCTGTCTAAATTTAAAATTATTAATTTTCAACCAAGACCCATCAGTGGACCCAGCATCAATAAAATGAATATTAAAACAAGGAAGAGTTTGGTCATTAACCGATTCCAGGTAACTGTCAATCCACTTAGTAGAATTAAAATTAGAACATATTAAAGTAATCATTTTTGGGAAGTTCATTTTCCTCTCCCGTTTGTACCCTCTAGATGTGGACGAACCAAGTAAGTAGCTTTACCTAACCACTCAATAGTATGCCCCCACCTGTGCATTTCCCGTATTTGAAAGAAATCTGCCATGTCCTTATATTCCTCTGGCACCTTAGTCCTAAATGGGGATTCCGTGAAACACTCAACCTTTGCGATAGGGACTGCTACGTTCCCTGGGCGAACTGTTTTATCAGAGCCATCACACAAAACCATCCCATTATTAAACACCAGACCCGGAATCCATATATCAATATTAGGACTGCTATGTATCTGCTTTCTAATAAAATCCCCTGCACCTTCTGCCAATTCATCATCATCATCTAAAATCATTAACCAATCAGTGTCGCATAAAGCAATCCCTGCGTTTGCCGCTACGGCACCGTAACAACCCCAATTCCTTTTCAACTCAGTAGCAGAGTAAACCCCACTAACTATCATCTGGTCTGTCTCTGGGTCGAATAGAGGGTGTCCGTCAGAAACAACTATTGGCTTAATACCTTCCCTGTTAGCACTGTCGATAGCGCTCTGCAGAGTTGGGCGACCTATAGTTTTAATAAGGGCACTAATCATTGTGGCAACTCCTGATATTTTGCAGCCGCGATAGCTCTTTCTTTAATCCCCATAACTTGCTGATACAGTTCTAACCTTCCGCCTACAACTTTATTAATGTCGTAGTATTCGTCAGTAATTTTCTTAAGGTTACTTCCCATTTCTTTTCGCAGGTTTTTATCTTTACAAAGCTTTGTAAGCACGCGAACCCACTCCGACCGAGGGTTATCCTGGGAAATCAAAAATCCAGTTTCCCCATTTGTAATAATCTCATCATAACAACCAACATTGGAAGCGACAAGAGGAATCCCATATCGACCTGCCTCCATAGCTTTAATCTCCGATTTGGAATCATTAAAGGCATTCATTTGTAGAGGAGCAATCACAATATCAAGACCTGTAAAGAAGTGGCCATAGTCATGGGAAGGTGCGGCACCATGGAACAGCACATTGCGGTTGCCCTTTACACCAAAAGATAAATACTTCTCGTAGTTATCCCACACGTCTTGCTGCCATTTGTCCTTCTCTTCGCAAGGTCTCGGGGGTCTTCCAAAAAAATTCCACGTCACATTTTGAAGTCCTACCTTTGAATTCACTCCCATGGCTACCGCACGAAATTCCTTTACGTCCTCTTCGTGGTGGATGCCCCCAGCCCAACCTATACATGTATGCTTTTTCAGTCGACTCGGGACCTCACGCCGCGGAAGATTCCAGCACGGGAGAGCATAATCAACAGCATTCTTAATAATAACTAACGCCTTTGTCACATAGGGTTGAATTCTTTCCGCAAACTTTCTTTGCGTAACAGACACCATATCTGAATTGGCATATAGAACCTTAGTCATCTCATCCAACTTCTGTTTCTTGTATACATCTACAAGCCTATGCCCCTCATACAAATCCGTTAAAAGGTCATCGGTATCGTAGTGGGTGAACTTATTCAACGCCTTAGCAGCCCTAAGAATATCAACCGTGTAAGGCCCCCCATAGTTATGGATGTTTTGAAAAAACACCACATCACACCAATTAAGGTCCTTGCAGTCCTTCGGTTCCCAAAGCTTACCCTCTCTCTCTTTAGCAGTCTCTGCGCCCAGAGGGTCATAATTAAATCGAACCTCAACGTCGTCAGGATAGAGTTCCTGCAACTTCTCCATTGGCATGATAATGCGATAATAGGCGCACCCCCCTTTATTAGCAGGGCACGCCAAAATCTTAAGCTTCTTCTTATCGCTCACTGGTTGGTATCGAGATTCTTAAGGTGGGACAAGTAGTCATCATCTGATTTTGCTTGGCCTCCAGTAGAACCCCCCATACCTTCGGCAGCGAGTTCATAGTTCATAGCCATTTGTTTTAGCTCATCATACTCCGCAACCTTTACCAAGTTTTGAATATCGTGGAGTTCATCCATCCAAGTCGCGACTTCAGCCGCTGAGCCTGCCTCGGAAGGGCGTGGCTTCGGCGCTGATTTATCGTAGTTGGGGAATTGTCCATTAGTGTCTTTAACCACTTTGAAATCATAACCCTCTTTAAGGTCAGTGATGTCTCCGTAATCATCATCAAAAAAGCAATCTAAAATCTTACCGAATAACTTCATACCGATAGACAAAATCTTAACGGCTCCGGTTTCACGGTCCACAGCATTTAAATAATACCGCTTGCGAGCTTTAATACTTCGTGCCAAATTATGGTTGTCGTCGCTGTCTGTCTTCCAGAGAGCATAGTACAGGTCGCACAAAGGACACTTGTTGCCCTTAACTCGTGGGCAGTGATAGTTTCTAAACTGGCCGTCATTCTCAAGTCGATGGATGGCAGTTTCCGCATAGAAGTTCTCATCTTCGTTCTTCGCAGGAAGAATTCGTACAAGGGATGTCCCTTCTTTCGTAATTAAAAATTTACTGAGGAAATCTTTGTTACCACCGCTGTTTTGCTGGGTAACTTCCTCATATTTCTTTCGTAGTTCGTCTAAATTGACCATAGTTATAATTGTAATTATTGTTAGTAGTGTATGTGGGGGGTGTAGCGGGAATTACAGCGCTAGTACAAACAACTGGTTAGCCTTATGTGTTTCGACGGCAGACCCTTTCTTCCTTCGGAACCTTTGTCCCCCACGATATATTATAGTTCGTGCAACCTCACTTCTGCACGTTTATTTGCAGACATTTGTACCAACATATCTTTTTGATGGTCCAAGGATGTTACCATATTCCTCGCCAAGTTGTATTTATGTTGAGCCTCCAAAAGCTGTGCTCTCAAATCGACTAGCTCCTGGACCGTTAGGACGTAAGCGTTCAAGGCTCCTTGCGTGGCTTTTGTACCTTGGCTGGCCAACTCTGCTCTGCGGAGTTCCATGTGCTTCGCCTCAAGCATTTCTAGTAAGGTACTAAGCTTGTCGCTTTTCTTCTTAGCGTAAGACAGAACCGACCCAAAAAAAGCAAAGATAGATGAATGCCGTTTGATTGCTAGGTCCATGGTATCTTCGTCAATAGTTAAGTAAGTCTTAGCGAGATTTAGATATTCCTCAGCTAAGCTATCGTAAGTGGTTTTAATATCAGTCATTGTTAAAAATATATTGAAAAAGTTCAGGGTTTAACCCTGCTAATTGAAAAATCATGTTAGAGATTACGGTTGTTAAGTATTCATTCCCTATTGTGGGTATTTCATCATCGTCAT